ATCTCCATACCTTCGTCAGTTTTAAACCAAGCGGCTAAAGCTGAGTAAGGATGCTCATCAAAAGGCACGTTCATTAACTTTCTTTTGTTTGATCCCCAAGTAAACACTCTTTGATCTCCAGATAAATTAATAATACCTTGTTCAACTGCTTTTATACCCATATTTCTAAGATGTACGTTGTCGTCTTTTGCTAATTCTAAAAACAACTTAGGTTGTTCTTTAGCAAATAATAGCAAGTCTCTTTTAAGTTCCTTAGAACTCATCTTAGACACCTTAGAACCTATCTCTACACGCATAATTGCTTCAGCTATATCTATATCTAAAGATCTTGCCATAACCATTGCGTCTAACTCTAGTTCTAAATCAGCAACTTCGTCAACAGCTTCTTTTACGTTGTCAACTTCGTAATATAAAACATCTCTGCTAGGGTGATAAATAGATAAAAACTTTTGTAACATTACGTTTTCTCTTTTAACGTATAAAACGCCATCTCTAAAAACTATATGTGACAACCGTCTGTCATTATTCATTTCATCTACAAAAGGTGTGTTTTGATTTTCGCAGTATTGTATTGCTCTTGAATAACCTGCGTCTTCATCAAAATACATCATGTTTTTTGATTTTAAAGTAAATGTTAGTGGTGATAAACCGTTTTTTAAAACATAAGTTCTATCTTTTAAATCCCACTTTTTTTCTTTTGGTTTTACAACCTTTTCTACATGCTCATCACCAGGATCTCCTTGGTATGAGACTTTTTCTTGTTTTTTTGCCATAATAATATATAATATAAGTTAATAAAAAGAAAAGGAGAGGAGTTAACCTCCCCTTTTCAATAATAAAGTTACGATTAACCCTTCAATAACATGAAGTTGTTAGCCGCTTGAACTACTAAGCATCTTTCAGATAAGTAGTTAACTTGCATTGCATCTAAGTCAGAAGTAATGTTACCACCAACAGATCCAGTGATCCAAGTTTTCATCTTTCTGTTTTCGCTTTGTGAAGCTCTGTATCTAACATGTAAGAAAGGTCTCTTCATGTTTCTTCCCATAGTTTCATCGTAAACAGATGATACACCAGCAGGAATAAGAGCACCTTCAATCTTATTGTTTTTAGCAGAAGCAGCAATACTACCATACATTTGAGTATCGTTTAAGTATTTCCAGTCAGTTTTGTAGAAGTCATAAGAACCTCTTCTGAAACCAGAGAAACCTAAATTTAACGCCATGTCAGCAGAATTGTCAAACACACCAAAACCAGCAGAAGCAGCATAACCAGCACCGATGTTACCAAGAGTATCATCTAAGTTGATATTTTGCGCTCTGTTTAAGTAAAGCATGTTTTCTTCAATAGCACCTTGACTATCTAAAGTAGTTAATATGTTGTCTATAGTACCCATGTTGTCAGTAAACATATCTGTTACTGAACTTGCAACAAAAGTATCGTTTAAAACGTGACCTCTGTCTTCAATAGCAGCAAACATACCTTCAGTACCAGCAGGAACTGCAGCGTTTGCAGCACTAGCTTTTTCAACAGCTTCAAGCATTGACATTTCTAAGTAATCGTTAAAACGAGCTCTAGTGTCACCTTCAGCTTTTAAGTACCATAAGTAACCTGATTGACCTTCTTCGCCAGTAACTTCTACCCAACCAATTTGTGCAGCATCAGATCCAGATACTTGAAATCTATCTCTAATGATGATTGGCTTGTTAGTAAAAGACTTAAAAGATGGAGTTAAAGCACCTCTATCTAAAGAAGTTCCTTTCGCATGCTCAGAACCATATATTAGTAACGTAAACGTTGTGTTATCGTTACAAGTAATGTTTCCAGTAGCAGTTGAAGCTAAACCTGCTTGAGTATAAGGCTTAACAGTACAAGCTTTCTTGTCGTTTGTTCCAGAACCATCTGAATCTACATCAACAGCAGTTACAATACACTTGATTTGATCACCTGCAACAGCTTGTGTTGCACCTGAACCACCTGAAACAGTTGCTACAGTAAGTATTACAGTGTCAAATTTTCTAACTAAGTTTGCTTCAGCAGCATCGTCAAAAATAAGCATATCTTCAGATGCATCACATGTTACATCTGGAATTGATATATGTAGTCTACCTTGTTCTGACCAGACTACTTGATCAGAAGCCATTGCTTCTTCAGCTCCGACTTTTGCTAAAAATCCTGATAACATTCTGTTACCATATCTTTCTACCTCAGCTTCGTAAAGCTCTGGTAAATATTGTTGCGCCCAGCCCGTGCTAAAATCTAGATATGAACTAGATAATGTTTGTTGAACTGGAGCTGGAACCGGTGATATACTCGGTCCCGCGCTAGGAGTTACGCTTGCCATAATTTCTAATTTTTTTAATTAATAATTTACTTTTTTAGTTTTAATTTAAAACTCGAAGAATTATCACCTAACACTTTGTATTTAAAGCCAGTTTTTTCGTCTCCATAAGACTGTCTTGGACTCATGTCTACGTTTTTTGCTTTACTAACACTTTCTTTTATAGCATCAGCTTTGCCTTGCTCGTAAAAATGTTGTGCAATAGCATCTGAGTTCATAGCAGTAAAAAGAGATTTATGATAACCTTTAGCATCTGACATTTCATTTTTTTCATTCAAGAACTTCTTGACAAAATTATTAATGTCGCTTTGTGTTTGTTTAACCTCGCTAGCATTGTTAACATTAAACCTATAAGTTTTATCACCAACGTTATATTCAAATCCTTTGAAATCGTTGTTAAATAAACCTTCGGTTTTTTTGTCAAAAATACTTTTTTGTTGCAATTGAACTTTTTTGTTTTGCTCCGAGTTTTTGTTGTATTCGTTATAGAAATTAATAGCTTCCTTTTGGTCGGAAGTCAACTTACTCCCAGCCTTAATTTCTTCGTAATACGAGGACTTTAGCCCGTCCATGTGGCGTCTAGCGTCAGCAACTTGCTCTTTAAACGCTAATTTTTTTCTTTTTATTTCTCTATCAGTAGCTTCTTCTTCATCATAAGAAAATCTATCTTCAATAAGAAAATCTATTTCTTCATTATTTAAATGACCTTTAGTTTGTTTATAATATTCTTTTAAAACTAAATTGTCATCTAATTTACTGTAATCTTGATTTAACTTTACATAATCTGTTAAATCACCACCTGTTTTATCCATAAAGTCGATTAACTTTTGTATATTTTCAGGTAAAGGTTTACCAGTTTCTTTAGCCTCAGCTATAGCGTCTTTAGTTTCTTCAACTAATTCTTCTACTTTTTCTTCTACTTTTTGCTCAGTTATCTCTTCTAATACTGGGGCTTCTTGTGCTTCGGCTTCCGGTTGTACTTCTTTTTGTTCTTGTGCGGTCCCGGTGTCCTCGGGTTTAACATCCTCAAGGACTCTTGTTTCGTCAGCACTATCGTTTGTAGTTTCATTTTCTTTAACTTGCTCTACTGGTTCTTCTTTTTTTGATAAATCTAATTTTATAGGACCATCGTCCTTAACTATTTTTGGCATTTTAATTTTAAGTTTGCCTTCTTCTTTAGGTTGTGTAGTTTCTTCAACTACTTCTTTGTTTTCTTCCATAATAAAATATAATAATTAATAATTTTTATACGCTAGGTTCAAATTGACCTATGTCAAATCCACCTCCCATACCGTCATTTGCAGATTCAAAATCTACAGGTTGACCATCACCTGTTCTTTGGTTTATAAGTTTGCTTTGTTGAGATGCTTGCATTTTAGTTCTATTATCTTTTCTGTCTTCACGAGCAGACTCTCTGTCAGACAAACTTTTAGTTTCTTTTTCTTTTAGTTGCATATTGTAAAAATGCTCTAACTGCATTAACTGTTTTTTCAAATCAGCTTCGCTCATCATTTCTTGTTTTTTAAACTCTGATCTTTGAGCTTCTAACTGCATTTCTGTTTGAGCTAGCATTTGTTGTTTTTGAACTTCAGCTTGTGCTGCTGCGGCTGCAGACTGTTGATTTAACTGTGCTTGCTGCTGCATGTTTTGTTGTGCTATTCTTTGATCTAGCTCTTGTTTTTTCTTTCTACGTACTTTTAACAACTGGTTGGCTAGTTTTAAATTTCTAACCTCTCTAACGTCAATAGCATCTTCTAAATTTATACTTTGTTGTTGCAATGCCATTTGTATATTGTTTTCTAACAATTGTTTTTCTTCTTCATCTGGTTGTAGTTCTATAAATATACCAAAGTCGTGTAAATGTAAGTCTTTTAGTTCTTGTAAAACACCAACATTAAACGCGCCTATTTTTTGTACAAAAGCTTCTTTTGTTGGCGAATACTCTAAAACGTCTGATATTCTTAACGATAAACACTCTGCTATTTCAGCTGTTAAAAACAAGCCCGCATCTAATATGTGTCTTGTAGCTGTATTACTATTAGCAGCTGCAATTTTTTGTATACCAACCAACGCGTTTTTATCAGGCATACTACCATCTCTAGCCTCATTAAGACCAGTAGCATCTCTAATCATTTGCATGTAATAGTTATACGTTTGTATTAAGCTTTGCATTTTAGCACCACCATTACCACTTGCTATTTCTTGTATAGGTACTCTACCTGGATTCATATCACCATCAGCGGTCATTGATCTACCAATAACACTACCTGTTTGAAAGAACATGTTTAAAGCTTCTTGTGGATTATAGTTTGTACCATTACCTAAATCTATTTCTGCAAGTCCATCAGCATCTAAGTATATACCATCAGGTATTATACGTGACATTACTTGCTGTAGCTTTAAATGCGTTAACTGTATCATATCAGCAAAACCAGTTGTTCTACTAACTAAACTTTCTATTTTACCATTGTACATACGAGGAGCAACAATAGCGTAATTCATTTTTACTTTAGTATAATCACTTTTTGGACGCATCATGTTTTTAGCTAGTCCCCAGTGTAATAGTTTGTTAGTGCCAAGTATTACAGCGCCTTCATACAAAACTTCTACAGCTTTTTCTAGTTTTGTAAAGTCTCCTTGTAGTTCAGCTGGTGGATTAAACTGATCTGTTTTTAATATAGCTTTAACACCACCAGTTCTAGTGTTTTTCATTTTATAAACCTCGTTGTTATAAGTTTTGTAATTAAAATATAACACTTGAATTTTATTGCTATCGTACTTTCCTTGACTAACATATCTTTGATTATATGCTAACTCGTTATAAGGTTTTGTTTTTTGTATTTCTTCAAGCTCAGCCGCTGTTAAATCAGGAAACTGTTTTATTAATTCGTTTACAGGTATTGTTTTTACTTCACCTATATAATATATATCTTCAAAATACGGAGACTCTGTATAAGAATAAACTATTTTTGCAGGATCAACGTAATCTACCGTAATACCGGTTGATTTAGAGTAATTAGTTTTTACAGCTCCAATACCTAAAACTGTTAAATCATATAAATATCTTTTTCTAACTAAATCATAGTTGTTACCATCAAGCATACAGTTAATAGCTTCTTCTTCTGCTATTTCAATACCTTGCTTATAGCTTAACTGCATATGTAAAGACAGCTCTTCTTCATTAGCAGGCAAATCTTCTGTTTCAAACTCACTTGTTCTTACATCAATACCTTCTTGAGCTGCCATTTGTGTAAAAGGTATGCTTTTCATATCTTCAAGCACATCTTCCATGTATTTAGTTCTTTTTTCAACACCAAAAGGATCTTGAGAATAAGCTCTTATGTCGTAAACTCTTTGTGACATGCCATTAACTACTATATCAACAAACTTAGGTATAATAGGTACTGGCTTCCAGTCTAAATTTAAATAAGATAAATCACCGTTTATAGACAACTCATCTTTATATTTTTGTATTGATTGTTCGCCTCTAGCGTACGATCTTAATTTGTGAAAATTATCTTTACCTCTTTGATACTTACTATTTAAACCACCGTCTTCAAACCACTCAGATTCAATAGCTTTAGCAACTTTTAAACCGTACTCGGCAGAGTTTTTATACTCGTCGCTTACGTTTTGTTTAGGAAAATAATCTTGTGAAACAGCTTCTGCCATATTAGTTTTCTATTATTTTAGAAGTATAACCATCATTTTTATATCTAGCTATACTTATATTTAATTTTTGTCTTTGTACTGTTGCATTAGGCTTGTATAAATGTCTATTGCAAGCCATAATTGCTAAACCGCTACTTATAGCAGCGTCAAATTTTGTACGTTTGTTTATATCAAACCTAGCCCAGTCATTTAAAGTGTCATTAAAATACATATTACCTACGCTACCATCTGGTTTTGTTCCTACGTTGTTTTGTATATACATTTCAATAGCAGCTGCATGCGCTTGTTTAATGTCTTCACTTGAGTTTGGTATACCACCTATTTCTTTTTCTGCAACAGAAAGTTTATTCCAAACTTTATCAGGTCTATTCATACTATAACCTCTATATCCTCTACGCCTTAAATAGTATAGTAATCTTGGTTTGTTGTTTTCTGCAAGTAGTGGCATACCGTAAAATACTAGCGCCATTAATACATCTTCAAAAAACATATCTGCAGTTTGTGGTCTTGCTACATATTCTAAAAAAAACTGACTTGGCGGTGCGTCTTCCATGCTAAACTTAGTTAAGCCATGTAAAGCACCTTTTGATCCTCTACCGTCTACCGTGCCACTAATGTCGTAGCTATCACAACCAAAAGCACCCATATGATCGTTGCCAGGATATTTCGTGCCATTTTTTATTATTATATTGTTTTGTAAATTACTGGGTGGTGTCCAGCTAATTTTAAATCTACCTTTTAAATCTGGATAAAATATAACGCTTGTGTCTTGAACGCCATTTAACCATTGAAAGTTACCTGTTGAAACGCCTAGTGTTCTTGACATTTCTTCATTGTAATCTATTTGTTCGTATATTTTTACTAAGTTAAATATACTGTTTTGTGCCTCATCTCTAAATGCATGTTCAGTAGTTCTTGGAAACTGGCGGTAAAACTCATTTAATGCATCGCTATCTCCTTTTAAACCATCGGCTTCGTTTTGCCAGTGATCTACAATACCTACGTCTATTAATTCCCCGTCGGGTCCGACAACATCTGCGTCAGGACTATTAAATACTGGATGTCCGTGCTCATCAATAAATCCTTCGTAGTTCCATTCCATTGGGATAAACAAAGAGTAAAGGCCAGACTTCGTTTGACCATTTCTATTTCTTTGTGTGACATCTGATGCGTTGTATAGTTTTTTAAAATTGTCTCCACCTTTATCTAATGCGTTTGATGTCGAGCCCATCATACATTTACCAACTATTCTACTACCTAATCGCAAACATGTTTTTGTAACTCTCCAGTTATTTAATATATTATCAGGTCTTTCCCACTTACCACTTTCATCATGCACTAACAGATTAAGCTTTTCTCCGTCATAACTATTGTCACCTGTATTTTTCCAATCAATAGTAGTATCAAGTCCAACCAAGTCTTCC